GGCCCCCACCCACCGGAATCCGGTGGGTGGGGGCCTTCCGCACGCCTAACCGACGAGCTCGACGCGCGGCTCCTGTCCTTCGTTACGCACTATCATGGCGGCCTGGGCGACCGCCAGACGGTACATGCTCAGGCATGGGATAGCCTGAGCATGCGGGCAGTGCGCCTCGTACTCGGCCTGCGTCGCGTACATGGGGTACACGACACTTGAGGAGTCGACGAGCTTCTTCTCATCCTCTGCCACGGACAGCAGCTCGTCGACGAGTGAGACAAACCTACCCTCGTACTCGCTCAGCGCCATGTCGATGCTGAGCGGATCCCTGGGGCTATGGGTCCCAGTCTCCCAATGGGACACCACAATCTGCGTAGTCGGCGGGGTCAACAGCGACCCGAGCTCGCGCTGCGACAGCCCCAGGCCGATCCTGCGGACGAACAGGTCGATCGACTCAAAAACGGCCACGTCCTACCTCCTTTTGTTTATTGGAATATATCACACTCCCTCTTTTTGCTGGAGCCATGCTTCTAGCTGCGGGGCAACGGGACGCTCCGCGTGGGTGCGCAGGCGATCATAGTGCGCGGTCTGCGCACTGGAGGTGTGCCTGGCTGCGATCGATACGTCGCGCTCGCTCACCCCGGCCGCCAGGGCTAGGGTGATCATCGATACACGCAGCCCGTACGGCGTGCACCCGGGTACGCCGGCCGCGCGCAGGAGCCTCTGGAAGCGCGCGCGCTCGCACGCTTTGGTCCACGCCTGGCCGGTGCGCGGGTTACAGAGCAGCGGCCCGAGCGTGCGCTCCTCGGCATGCCGCGCCAGGATACCGGCCGTGGAGGGCGGGAGGGTGATTATCTCCCGCCCCGGGGTTTTCGTCGCGGACACTGCCAGGGTGACCGCCTGGTCGCGCGTCCCAAGATCGGTGACGCGCAGGCCCCGTGGCTCACCAGGGCGCAGCCCGCTCAGGAGCCAGAGGTGAACCTGGGCGGCGAGCTCGCCGCCCTCCCACGTGAGGGACGCATCCAGGAGACGGGCCGCATCCTCGCGTCCCAGCCACGGCCTGGCGGTGATCCCCACGCGCGGAGCGCGGATGAGGACCGTTGGGTCATCACCGCGCGCACCCACCTCCACGAGCCACCTGTACCAGACCCGCAGGTGAGACAGGTCACTGCGGATCGTGCGCCCGCTGATCCCCGCGTCCCGGCGGCGGGCGATCCACTCCTCGATATCCTGACGCGACGCGCTGATGAGATCAGCGTCCCGCTCAGCGAGATACCTTGCCCACAGGGAGAGGAGATACCCGCGATTTTCACGGGTACGCCCGCTCAATCGGGCGAGATGAAGACCGATGTAGTCCATAATTCGGAGGAGAAACAAGGAAGGAGGGGCGCCCCACATGGGGCGCCCCTCTCCTGTGCCTCAGTCCTCGGTCACCTCGCCCTCACGCTTGTTCTCGGCGACGATCGCCCAGAAATCATCCCCGGCGACTGTGAAGTAGAAGCCCTGCTCGTGCAGGTACTCCGCGTTCTGCTCGGGATCGTAGGCCCGGTACCAGTCGCACGCCTCGGAAGCAATCGCCTCCAGGTCGTACTCGGTCGCGTCCAGGAACTGCGCCAACGCAGCGACAGCATCCGCGATAGTCGCGTAGCGAGCCTCTTCACCCGTCTTCTCGATGATGGCGGCGAGATCAGCAGCGGTGTGAATAGTCATTGTGTGCTCCTTCCGAGCGGGTTTCAGGCTTGCCCTCGTGGCTTCCTGATGTATATAAATATATATAACTAGCGAGGGTGTGTCAACCCCGATGCCCCCTTTTATATGTATTGTGCGTCACACGATGCCAGCATGGGGTCACACTCCCCTCCTCCTAGTAGCCCGCGTACCTGGCGCGTTCACCCCCAGCTGGCTGGACCGGCCACACCCTCCGACACTGCTCGTGCGAGCTGCCCTCTTGTCCTACGGATGGACGAGGGATGGATACGAGGCCATCAGCCCCGTTGCTCCCTTCGCGAGCGCTTGGCGGGCCTGCGAGTCATTGACGATGATGTGCGCGATCGTCGGCTTGCCCGAAGCGTTCAGCTGGTTCCACACGTCCGCGCCGGCGCTCCACTCCATCCCGACCACATCCCACTGGGATAGGTCTGCGGCCGCGACCTCTGCCGGGTACAGCATGGCCATGGTCCTGTACCCGCGTGCCTTCGCGCGCGCTGCGCTTGTCCCCCTCGCGAAGACCTTCCACAGGACGCGGTGCTCCGGATGCCCACCGAACTTCGTGTCCAAGTAGTCGAACAGCTGTTCTTCTGCCGCCAGGTCGCCCGGATTGCGCTGGTCCTCCGAAGACGTGGTCTTATGGTCGATCGCGAGCACAATATCGTCCGGCACCTGATCAACGATGTCCGTCAGCCGCATGAACTCACCCGAGGCCTGGCGAAGCGTGCGCAGCGTCGACCACGGGGTGTTCCAAATCTGGTAGTCGGTGCCCGGCACAGTCCTCGACGTCTTCCAGTCATGGATGGCGACGAACTCACCCGAGCCACATCGCCTCACGGACAGCTCGAGCGCCTTAAACCCGGCACGCAACGAAGCGGTAAGACCCGCCTGCGTGAACTCCGGGAATTCGTTGCCACCCATGCGATGACTGATGTAGAACGGGCGCCGCGACAGGAAGGCCGTCACCATGTCCTCACCCGCCGGAATCACCCGCGTCGACGGAGCACGCAGCGACAGGCTCACATCCCCACCTGCGCGTCGGCGCACGCGCACGACCCCCGACCTATCCCCACCCGTGCGCCGACGCTCGAATACAACGAGATCAGGCATGCGCAATCACCTGCACCGCAAGGCCATTACTCCCCTGCGCGTTCGGGTAGGTGACAACCATATCCACAGGCTGCGAGCCCGTGCGACGCGACAACGTCACCGTCTGATAGTTGAGGCCCTCCTGCGCCGCGAAGGCGAGCTTTTCCCACCCCGCAGAGACAGTCACCTGCTCCGAGGACTCAACAGCACTCGTCCGCTCGAACGCGAAGCCCAGCATAACGCCCTCGCCCGCGAGCGCGGGAGCTGTGCAGGTCGTTGTCTCGGTCGGTGGGGCCTGGCGCTTCTTGACCTCGCCAGCCTTGATCGTGGAGGCCCCTCTGATCGACGCGGCGGCCCAGCCGATCTCCGCGTTCTGGCTCATCGTCAGCGTGACGGTGGGCACCCACGGGCCGGTGATGACGACGGCGCGCATCGTGCCGACCCAGTACGGGGCAACGATCTGGTCCCAGCCCTCCGGGACAGTCAGGTTCGCCGGCGTGCCCTGGGCCTTTTCATTCAGACCGATCACGAGTTTATCGCCGGCCTTGCCATCGACCTTGATCGTCACGGTCTGTCCGACGACCTGACCGGCTGCGCTGGCGACGAGCGTCGGTCCAGCTGCAGGGGCAGGCGGGGGAGTCGGGGTCGGCGCGGGGGCAGCGCCAGAAACGAGGAAATAGAGTGTGCCGTCCGGGAGGGCCTGCGCTTCGGCCTCTGTTGAGCAGACGGTGATGCCGACGCGCTTGAGTGCCTCGGCGAGGTCGGCCTTGGTGGCCAGGCCCGTGAGATCACTCGTGTGGGCCACGCCCGCCACGTCGGCCTTGGTGGCGTATCCGGCGAGGTCGGCTCGGCTCGGGAGGTCAGCGACCTGCTGGCGTGTGGCATAGCCTGCGAGGTCGGCTCGTGTGGCCAGGGCTGTGAGGTCGGTGCGCTTGGCGTATTCGGCAAGGTCGACATTTCCGCCAGCTGCGGCGGTCGCGACCTCGTCCTTCGTCGCGTAGCCGGACAGCTCCTCGCGGGTCGCGAGAGAGGCGACCGCGCGGGCGATCGCCTCATCAGTGCCCTGCTTCGTGTAGAGCGTCGGCTTAGATTCCATCTGTCAGGCTCCGATCTCGATCGTGTCTCCGTCGCCGGAGAGCTTGCCGGTCAGGGTGATGGTGTCTCCGTCGCCGGAGATCCCGACGCCGCCCGTACCGGGGACCGGCGTGGGAGACGGTGTCGGCGAGGTGGAGCCGGAGAAGAGCTGCGCGAGGTCGTAGGCGACCGCTGGGCGCAGAGTCACGGTCGCTTCGCGGAGCGTGCGACCGGGGATCGCTAGACGCAGATGCACCTGCGTCTCCGTGCGGATGTCGAGGGGAAGGGCAATCTGTCCTCGCACGTCGGCCTGTCGGTCGACCGGCCCGCCCGCGAGGACAGCGAGATTCTCACCTGTCCCCGCGAGCGTAGCGACGATGTAGGCCTGCGGCTCGGGAGTGCCGTCAAGCCTGCCGACAGCACCAATAATGGTGGTCGTCACTGCTGATTCACTTTCTCTTCGAGTTTGTCGAGGCGCTCATGCAGACGCGCGTGCGCGTCGTGCGAGTGCTCATCGATGCTCCGCTGCGCCGCCTCACGAGCGACACGCTCATCGTGAATTTCCTCGGCCATACGCCCGCCGCGCTCGTCGATCCGACCGACGCGCGACTCCACCGCTTCGAGGCTCTTCCCGTGGTTGCTGAGCGTCGTCTCGACGCGGCCCAGCTGATCGGTGAGCGTGCCGACGTGGCCGGTCAGCTCGCCGATCTGGGCCGAGACGACCCAGACAGTCTCAATCGCCTTGTCGAGGTCGTCACGAACATTCGTGTCGTGGTTGTTCTTGATTTCCTTGTCCGCGCTCTTCGCCGCATCACGAGCCTCTGAGGCAGTCTCCGAGATGTGGGCGAGCCGCGCGTCGAACATGCGGCCGACGTACCGTAGGCCAGCGACGAGCGTCGCGGCGGCGGCACCAATGATGGTGACAACCGCCGCGACAATCGCTGCGACGACCTTTGGGTCGGCGATGATATCAATCACGTGAGCTGTCCGACGTGCCCGTCAGCTCATCTAGGGGCTGCCCGCCCGGAGTCGCGGCGCCCACCCAATCGAGGATGCTCGCGCCGTTAATGCGGAGCGCCGACAGCATCGTGTACACCGACCACGCGACGCCCAGGAAGACGCTCATCTGCGTAACCAGCAGACGCCACGTCGCCGGGTAAGAGCCGGAGACCCACACGGCCCCAGTCGTGACGAGAGCGACCGCGACGAGGAGCACCACGCGGCGGCGACGCGTCCACCACGGCTTGTCCAGCGCAGCCTGAACCATCGGCCACACGAGACCGATAATGACCGTCGTGATGAAGGGGTCCGACTGAAGCCCCATCAACAGCGTATCCATATTATTCCCCCTTCTCCGCGCCCGCGAGCGCCTGGTTGATTGCCGCGTTGGTGACGGCCCCGTAGATCTCGTCGTCGTCCACGCCGACGGCGCGCTGCATCGCGCCGACGACGCGGTCGTGCGCCTCGTCCGAGGCATCCCCCCAGATGCCGTCCACCTCCGTGCCGACGACACTTTGCACGTACTCGACCCCGAAGGGGAACTGGCGGCCTCCCCACGAGCTCGCCGCCACGACCGCATACACGCGGCGCGTCGTGTCGGGGCCGAGAACGTTGTCAGTGTCCGCGCCGACAGCGGCCTGCAGCGCCGTGATGTCCGTGTACCCGCTAGATGAGCCCGTGGCCGCGTCGGAGTAGTAGGGACGAATGACTGCGCATACGGAGTCCCAGTCGCGGGACCGGCGGTAGACTCCACCGCCGTTGGACTGGGATCCTGCAGCGCCCGAGCTCGTGTTGCCCTCGATGGTCTGCACCCACGCCCCGTAGTTCGCTTCGACCAGGCCGACGTGGTCGGCCACGCCGTCCCCGTCCCAGTCAAAGCAAATGAGGTCACCCGGGGCTGCGTTCGACGGGGCGACGAGTTGGCCGGCCGCCCGCGCAGCGTTGATTCCGTAAGGCACGTAGGCGAAACCGCCGCCAGGGATGACGGATGCGCCGTCGTCGTCGGTCAGGCACCAGGATGCGAACATCGCGCAGAAAGGCACGCCGCTCGTCCCGTAGTACGTGCCATGCTTCTTGGCATACCAGCGCCCATACAGGGAGCCTTCCTCGGGGTCATCCCAGCGGGTGTAGCCGATCTGGCTCGCGGCCCACGCGAGGGCCTTGCTTGCTGTCATGCTCATCGCGTGACCTCCTCGTAAGGGAATTCGATGGGCGTGACAACGTCGGCCGGAGTATCGGTCGCCGGAGGCATGGACTCCATGAGTTCTTCGATAGATGTTTCCATATGTCTCTCCTTAGTTGGGTAGACGAAACCCCCCGGACGGGCTTGTCCGAGGGGTGAGTTCAGTTGTTCGTGGTCAGTATCCGATGGCCACCCACGAGTAGGCGTGCCTGCCGGGCGAGGTGACTCCCGGCAGCATTGCGCGAAAGCCATGTTTGTTCATTGTGTCCAGGCAGAACTGCTTACCCTCTTTGAAATTCCATTGCGCGGCGCCCACTCCGTACAGCGGGGTGAGCGTGACCGCGACGCAATCATTGGGGAACGGCGTCGTAAACTTCACGAGATCAAGATAAAGCGACCCGAACAAGACCTCGGTTCCCGACGTCGCCACCTTGCCCGCTTTGATCATGCCGTGGCGTGTCCCTGCCCCCAGCCCCACGCCGACCGGCACATCACCCACCGCCGAGAGCTCCATTTGCATTGTCGAGTCCCCAGCCCACCGCCTTCCGTCCCACACCCGCACAGTATCAAGGTCAGTACGCCACACATAAACGGGCTGCGAAGGGGACGCAACGAGACCCGCCGCCGCGAGCGCGGAGACGTACTGCGCTGCCGCAGTTTCGGAGGCACATGCCTTGTAGGACGGGATGGACAAAGACAGGTCCAGGAGATCCTGGCGCTGTGCGGGGTCTGTGGGTGAGGGGACGCGGTGTCCCCGCTGGTCGGTGTAGCTCATTCGTTTTTCCTATCGGGAGGTGTAGGTGATGCGGATTGAGAGACTGTCTCCGGTGGCTTGGACGCCGCCGTATGTCTGTCCGACGAGGGCGAGGCCGGTTCCCGGAGTCAGGAGCCCGGCGGCGATGCGCGTGATGTCGATGGCCAGGACGGTGGCACCCACCTGGACGGGGGCGCTGATCGTTGCGCCCGTCGTGACTGGTCCGGTGTCCGAGTAGGTGGCGGGCGCGATCTGCACTGACCATGCTGCTGACGTCGGGTGCGGGCGGAGCGTCAGCGTGGCGGCCTTGATCGTGATACGCCCGAGTGCCTCGGCTTGACGGCCGAATAGCGCGAGGCCTGTGAAGCGACGCCCCCCGGATGATCCTTGCCAGGCTCCGCCGCCGCCGTGCCGGGTCCACGCGGTACCGTCCCAGGTACCCGCCCACTGTGGGATCAGCACAGCTTCACTCACGGTCTGTGTCGGCGCGGTCGGCTGTTCCCACTTGGGGAGCGGGTTTTCCGGTGTGGGCGCTGGCCCGAGTGCGTGCAGTGCTCGTCCCGTGTCAGGGTCGAGCAGCACGTGTGCGGTTTCGACGCCGGTCCAATTGACTGCGGTCGCTGAAATCTGGATCGGCGGGCCACCGTACAGGCTGACGTTGAGGGCTCGGCCTCCCTCGATGAGGCTGACCACGCGCGCGATCGCGGTCGGTGACCTGTCGGAGCCATAGCGGGGAGGTAGATCGTCGGGCACCGTCGAGATCAGGTCCATCACGGGGCTGCTGCTCATACGCTCACCTCTACGTCGGTCTTTTGTGTGCCCCGGTAGGTGAGGGGGACCTCGTATGCGGAGACGGTGCCCCACATGGTCTTCGTGGATGCTGCGTCCACGGGCCGCGTGGCGATCTCGACGTGTGCGTCTAGTCGGATGCGCGGGTCCGGGGCGTGCTGGACGGGGATCTTGATTTTCTTCCTGACTGAGTCTGCGAGCATGGCCTCTGCTGTGCGCTTGGCCTGCTCGTAGCTCGTAATCAGCGGGGACGAAAAGAAGCGCGGCACGGTGCCGTAGGGGCCGTCGACGCGCATCGGTCCCGTCAGTTGATCGGCGATCGCCTGGAACGAGGGAGCCCCCTCGTCAGAGCTTTGCTGCCCCCGGGCGACCACGCGGTTGTAGATTTTGTCGCGGCTCACCGAGGCAGCCACCCCCACGACCGTGCCGTCCTCCCCATCCGAGAGGAGCAGCGCCGGCCGCGAGGTGGGCGGCGCGGTCGGTGGCGACAGATACATGATTCCGTCGCCCCCCTCGCGCACGGTTGCAGGCCAGGCTTTCGCGATCTCGTAGACCGCATCGATGCGACTCTCTCCCCAAGACATCGACGGGCATGGCCTGTCTCCGAGCGCCGGATCAATGATCACGCCGATGCGCGCACCGACCAGGCGGCGCAGCTCTGACGCGAGAGTGCCCGCCGGGTCCGGCGCCATCGGCTCCGTCAGCCTGTCTTCCTCGAGGCGCTGCATCAGGCTCTTGCCCGTCACTCGCACGGTGGACGGTCCCGGCTCCACCGAGGTGATAAGGAACCGCCCCATCGGGATCGTCCACCAGCCCGCGCCGACGAGTGAGCCGACCGTCATGCTCACGTGAAGCACCTGCCCGTAGCAGCCGAGCGGGTGGTCTGGGTCTACGGGGTCCCAGTCGCGCCAGTCCTGCCCCTGCACAGCGCCCACACGGGGCACCGTCAGGGACAGGGTGCCCTGCACCTGCTGGCCAGCGTCCCACGCAACTGACCCATCCTCGACAGGGACCTCCCCCAGGTACTTCGACCCCAGCCACGACTCCACGGTGGCAGACACCGAGTAGCCCGAGGTCAGCAGATCCTCCGGGAGCTGCTCGACGTCGGCCTGCATGCTCATGCGTCCTCCTGCCAGATCGTCCTGTCAAACTGATCCCACTGCCACCTGCGCACATCCAGTCCGCTCCACGTCAGGTGCCGCTTATCGAAGTCGTTCCACGTCGACAGCGTCAACGTGGTGTTCGGCTGCGGCAGTCCGACGATCGTGCCCTTCAGCTGCCAGATACGCTCAGCTGCATCGAGGCGAGCTGCGCGCTCCATCGACGCCGATGTCACCGCCATCAGCGTCACAGGATCAACGTCGCACGTTCCGCGCTTGCATTGGACGCAGTGGCGCGGATTGTGGAAGATCGCGACCGGCGTAGGAGACGCCAGAAGCGTCTTCATAGCCACCGTGTCCTGCAGGTTCGTGCGAGCCGTGAGAGAGACCGTGCCGCGCCCCATCGTGGGCGCATACACCACCAAGGGCGTCGCCCGGCCCGGCACCTCATGCTCCGTCACCCGTAGCTTCAGCTCTCGCTGGTCAGTGCCCTGCCACAAGAAGTTCACAGGCTTCGTGCCCGATGCGTCAGTCATCAGCGACAGGCCGCCCCACGAGCGGATCACCGGCTCCGACTCGACCACGACGCCCCTCGACGTCGTCAGCCTGTACCTGATCGCCGTATTGATCGGAGCGAGCGGGTCACCAATAATGCGCTGCAAGCCCTTGCTCTCCCACACCCCACCACGAGGAGTCCACGTGAAGCCCATGTCCGTGACACCCTCGACATAGCAGGCCGCCCCAGCGGGGACAAGCGCCGGAGGAATCACGACCTGGACCCGGGGAGCCTGTCCACCCGCCACAATCGCAACAGGCAGAGACGACATATCGACGTCCGCCTCGACCTCACGCGACGTCGAAACGCCGCGAGTGCCGGTCCACTGGTGTACGAGCGCCCTCGCGGAATAGCCGATACGGCTCGGCGGGGTGTCTCCGTCGAAGAACTCCCCCGCTGCTGCCTCGAGCGCCTCGCCTGGGGTGGGAGCCGTGACGATGAGGACGTCATCGACGTGCACCCAGCCCGGCAGGGTGCCACGCTCACTCGCCGAGGTCGTGCGAGCCTCGAACCGAAGCCGCACGGCCGTAGCCCCAGATGGAGCCGTGAACGCCCAGACGGGCCTATCCCCATCCGTGCTGGCAACCAGCAGCGCCGGAGCCTTCTCCGTGACGCTGCGGCCGCCCACGGTCCACTCCGGGGAGACAGCAGCCGCGAGGCCAAGGCTCGTGCGCACAAGCGCCGAGATCGCGACCGTCTGCCCGCCAGCGACGGTGACTGCCGTCGGCGACGCAATCGGCCCCTGCACGCCGGGCGGCACGTCAATGGCCAGATACTGCGGAGACTGGCGAGCGTGCCCGCCCCACGAGTCAGTATCCGAGCCGATCCTCACCGTGGCCGGAGCGATCTTCGCCCATTCCCGTAGTAGATACGCGAACGACGGATTGCGGCAAAGATTCTCACGAGCCACTACCTGCTCCTTCCAGCTAGCTGCTTACGACGAACCAGGACGCCGGTGCTGATCGACTCCACATGCGCACGGAACGCATGCCCGTCGTCCAACACAAGGTTGACCTGCGCACCATCGAATGACGGGACCGCGTTTGCTCCACTCGCCGCGAGCGCGGAGACGTCGGCCCACTGTCGGGCGGTGAGGATTGCCTCCCGCGCGCCCGTCTGATTGACCGCAGCGGTCACACCCTGCGGCAGCCACCCGCCGCGGTCGTATTTGCGAGCCCCTCCGTAGCGGCCCACCGTCGGGGACCCCCAGATCCCGATCTTGCGAGCGTTCAGTCCAGGCTTTGGCTCCTCGACCATCTGGCCTCCACCGGCGTTGATCGCAACGTGGTGGGCTGGGTTCCCCCAGAAGAGGAGGTCACCGGGGGCTGCCTGAGCCCATGGGATTGGCGTGGACCCTGCCTGGTATCCCGCGGCGGTGAGGCGCGGCCAGCCGAGGCCGAGCTGCTGGGCAGCCCAATACACCAGGCCCGAGCAGTCCAGGCCTGGCGGGATGGCTGAGCCGCCCCACACGTAGGGGACCTGCATCTGTACGGCTCGCATTGCGGCGCCCACGAGTCCGGCTGAAGATGACTCCTCGGCCTTCTTCTTGAAGAATGACCCGACTCCTGAGAGGAGTGATTCGACGCCGCCTGCGCCGAGCTCGCCGATGACTCCGGGGGCGATGCCCTTCATGAGTCCTCGCACGGGCTCGGTGATGAGCTGCGCGACGGAGCCGAGCGGGTCGCGGAAGAACTCTGCGACGCCGAGTGCTGCGTCGGCGAACCAACCTGCGATGCCGCCGCCGGCGAAGTGGGCGATGCCGCCGCCTGAGAAGCCCGCAGGGGCCTTGCCGGGAGAGCCGCCGGGTCGGCGCTTCGACGCGGCGTAGTTCGCAGCAATGATCCTGCTCGGCCCGATCTGTCGGACGAGCTCAGGGACGAGGATGGCCTCGCCCGGGGAGAGCATCGCCGGGATCGTATCGTGTCCCGGGCTGTAGCCCGGGACGATGCCGCCGCCGGCGTACTCGGCAATCCGGGGGACCGTCGGGAGAGTGAGCGAGAGGCCGATCTTCGAGGCGACCGTCTCCACCATCGACTTCAAACCGTTGGTGTAGACGGTGTCAATGATGAAATTTACCGGCTTTGCCGCGACGCTCTTCACCTTGTTCCACACGGACTCGATGGCTGAGCGCATGCCCTCGAAGGTGGACGAGACGCCACTCGACATAGAAGCAAAGACGCTCGTTACCGAGTTATAGACCCAATCGACTGCCGCCTTCGCGGCCGTCTTGATGGACTCCCAGACGCCCGAGACGGTGGAGGCGATCCCATTCCAGATCGAGGACACGACGCCAGCGACCGTCGTGAACACCGTCGAGACGATGTTCCACACGGTGTTGATGTACCAGGTGACGCCCGCGACGATGAGATTCCACGCGGCTGTCACCCCTGCGGAGATCGACGCCCACACTCCCTCGAGGAATGAGACGATGCCACCAAACACCTCTCTGGCGATCCCCGCGATCCACTGCCACGTGCTAGCAATCTGCTCGAACACCGGCTTAATGACACTGTCATACGCCCACGTGAATGCCTGGCAGATCGCATCCCACACGGGCTTGATGACGTTGTCATACGCCCACGTGAAGACCGCGACCCATGCCTGTATGTAGAGCTTGATCGGAGTCAGGACAACGCCGACGATGATCGCGAACGCCGTCTTGAACGCGGTGACAATCCCATCCCAGACTGCCGTGATCGCCTCCCATGCTGTCTGCATGGGTTGCACGACGTAGGTCGAGAAGAATCCTGAGACGCCGTCCCAGGTTCCCGTCCACCACGAGGAAATCGACTCCATGGCGGAGGACCACGCCGAGCTGATCCAATCCACGAAGGAATAGAACGCTTCTGTGATCGCCGCCCACGTCTTGCGGCCGGTCTCTGTCTGGGTGAAGAAATAGACGAGGCCCGCGACGAGCGCGGCGATCGCAGTGACGATCGCGCCGACCGGGTTGAGGTTCATGACGATGTTGAATGCCGCCTGCGCGGCCTTCGCGAGGTTCGTCGCCTTCACGAACTGCAGGAGGCCGCCGGCCACCTTCACGGCGTTGATCGCGCCCATCGCGGTACTCATGCCCTTAAAGGCGGCCGTGCCAGCGACGACCGCAGTCACAAGCGGAGCGACGATGTCGGTGTTTTTCCCGACCCAGTCGAACACGTTTTTGAGCGCCTCAGCGGTTCGCTGAATCATCGACGGCCCATCCCCGCCGAAAGCAGTGACCATGTCCCACACGCTCTGGGCGAGCGGCGCGAACGCGGCCGCCAGGTTCGTTGCCGCATCCCAGCCGGACTTGAGCATCTCCCAGGCGGCCATGCCCGCATCACGCAGGTTGAACAGATAGTCGACGAGTCCGCTGTCTTCCTCGAGGCCGAAGATCGGCCCCGAGAAATTCCCGTTGGCGAGGACATCCCAGATCCCCTGGATCGAGGGCACGCCCACGTCCTTGATCCACGCGAACCCAGCGCCGAGCGTGTCCGACATCCAGCTCATGAACGCTGTCAGCTGCGGCTTCGCCGCGTCGATCATGTCCTTGAAGCCGCCGACAATCGTCGCCTGCAGGTTCCCGGCGGCGTTTTCGATGCGAGACACGTCCGAGGCCGCCGCGACCGCGACATCATCAAAACCCAGCTGCAAGAGCGCCTGGTTGAATTCCTCGGCCGAAATCTGGCCTTCCGCCATGGCCTCACGGAAATTCCCCGTGTACGCCCCCATGTCGGACAGCGCCTTCTGAATCTTGCCGGACGCGCCCGGAATGGCGTTGGCGATCTGATTCCAGTCCTGGGTCTGCAACTTCCCAGCACCGTTCACCTGGACGACAGCCAGACCCAGGCTCTTGTAGGTGTCTTTCGTGCCGCCGGAGACCGCGTTGAGGTTGCCGGCTGCCTCGGCAAGACGGTCGAAGTCGTCAACGCCGTTGGCCGCGAGCTGGCTCGTGATGCCCTGGATGTCCGCGAGGTCGTACACCGTCCTGTCGGCGTACTCCTGAGCGGAGGCCCCCAGCTCCTTGATCTTGGAATCGTCGACGCCCGCGAACCGCAGAGTGTCCGCAAACTTGTTCGTGGCGTCGGATGCGGCGATCGCTTCGGATGCGAACCCGCCGATGCCGACAGCCGCACCCAGCAGCGCGAGCGGGCCGAGCGCGGAAGCGACGAGACCGCCGAGCGATGAGACACCTGAGCCGACGCGGACGAGCGAGGAATCCACGTCGCGGGCCTCACGCTCGACGTTGTCAGCCTCGCGCACCCAGCTCTTCAGCGAGGTCGTGAAACGCTCCCACCCGGTGGGGGCCTTCGCGACCCGCTGGTCCAGGGCCTCGGCCGCAACCCGCGCGCTGTCGGACGCGACCTTCTCCTTCTTCAGCGCGTCCGCGTGATTAGCCGAGGCCTGGTCGGCCTTCCGGTTCGCGGCCGTCGACGCCTCGCGCGCCGAGGCCAGTGCCGACTCCGCACGAGCAACCGCCGCCGAGTCAGCGGAAGAACCGGCGCGTGCTGCGGCGAGCGCACGCTCAGCCTGCTCCACCGCAGTCGCTGCGCTCTCTTCCTCAGCGCGCGCCTTCGCGAGCGCCGACGCTGACTTAGCGACCTGGGCGTGCGCCTCCTGCAGCGCCGACCCCATCTGGGCGGCCTCCTGACGAAGGCGCGCCGTGGACTTGCCCAGAGGATCGGTGATCGCGTTAACGAGATCCTTGCCCGACGCGGAAACCTGCTCCTTGAATTTCTCCGCGTATTTCTTGCCCGCGTCGCCAGCCACCTGCGGGAGCTGCGCGGCCGTCGCATTCTCGATGCTCTTGAAAAACCCCTTCATCGAGGGGACAACATCGACATAGACAGTGCCTGCCTGATACACGCCAGCCACGCAGACCTCCTACAGGTAGGTATTCAGTTTTCTTGTGGACTCCACCCCGGCATTAGAGCCGCGAGCGCCTGGTGGGCGCTGCGGTCTCGGACGCTCGTGCGCGCGTCCTCGAGCGCGATCGCGGTGAGGCTTTCGGGCCGTGGGTAGGTTTCTTTTCCTCCGAATGCTGAGACGAGCAGGTCGAAGATGTCCTGTAGGACTCTGACCTCTGGGGTCTGGGTTCGGAGCTGCGCCTCGGTATCGTCGTCGTCCTCGGCTTCGGCGAGTGCCATTGCCGTTTCGATAGCGACCTCTGGATCGTTGAGAATCGCTGCGACGGTTCGGCTCGTTGAGGGCAGCTCGTCGATGAGTGTCAGGAGGAATCGGTATCGGCGGGCGCGGAAGAGGGCGTAGGTGTCCCAGCCCTGTTCCGCGAGGTCCGCGACGATCTGCCTCTCGTACCGTGTCAGGCGGTCGTAGAGGCGCGCCCTTCCCCCAGGGAGCCGAGCGACGCCTCATAGTGGGTGGATGCCTGTCGCAGGAGGAGCAGCATCTGACGCAGAGTCAGATGCTTGGTCACGAATGCGGCATCTTCCTCCGATAGCCACTTGGCGATGACCTCGGTGGCGCGCTTTCCACCACCCAGGTCGAGAAGGAGGTCTTCGCCGGCCTCGGGGCTCAGGCCCAGGGGGTCCGGGAAGGTCACGATATGGTTGTTGATCCCGAAGGTGAACGGGGTGGGGGCTGCTGCGCCGTCGAGGTTGTTGAGGGCCGAGAGCGTCAGGGTGGGGGTGATCTTGTCTGCCATTGGTGTTCTCCTTGTTTAGTGTGGTCAGTTCTTGCGCTGGGTGCTGGCGGGCGGGGCAGGCAGCGTCGGCACGGCTTCTTCGGTCTCGTCGGGCTGGGCTTCTGCCCATCCCTGTGCGCGCAGAGTGTTCGCGTCTGCTGCGTCGTCGGTGACTCGCGTAAGTACGAGGTTGCCCCCGTCGTCCGTCTTGATCGTCTTCGTGAAGGTCATCTGGTCCATGCTTGTCCTATCCTGTGGCGTTCTCCTGGGAGTGGTAGCGGGCAGAGGCCGGAGGGAGAACAGCCCCGGCCTCCGCCCGCAGCTCATGCGGCCGCGAATCCCGTGATGTCCCGGTGCTTGAGCATCGCCGAGCCGCCGTAGAAATTGCGGCAGGCCGTTCCTGCGGCCTCGTCGGCGAATGCCTTGAATTCGAGGTCGCCAGTAATCGGGTCCGTCGCCTTGAGCGAGATTGTCGGCATTGAGATGAGCTTGGCGCGCGTGAAGCACCAACCCATCAGCCACTCGTCGTCAGCCGGGCCGTCGGCGGCGACGAGCAGCAGACGCTTCTCCGGGATAGAGGGAAGAAGCGGATCATCGAACACCACTTCTCCCGTGGTCGCGTTCGCCTTGACCTGCGAGAGGTCAATGCCGTGCGTCAGGCTCAGCATCTCCTTGCGGAAAAGCTCAAAAATGTTGAGCTTTACCGTCTTGGTTGCCTTGGTCAGGTCAGAGCGCACAGGCTCTGCGTAGCCCAGTCCGTCGACGTCGTCCACGGACACGTCAGGCGTGATTTCCCCGCCGTCGGTCGTGAAAATTCCCAGCGGAGTCCAGTCCGCAGAGAGCTCCTTCATCGCGCCGCTTGCGCCTGTCAGCGCGTCCGGAACAGCGGCCGTGATCGGTGCGACGAAGGCGAGAACGTTGAGCGCCTTCCTGACATTCTTCGCCTTGTTGTGCTTCTTCTTCAGCGCTTCAATGGTCGTTGTATCGGCCATATCGGTTTCCCTTCCAGATCAGATTGGTTAGTCGGTGGGACGTTGAATGACTTCCACGCTGAGGCCCACCACCTCAACGACGCCGTATGCGGCGCGCACCCCCAGACGAGACGGCACAGACGCCTCATCCACCCACCCAGAAGCCCCCACCACAGGACGAACTGACAGAGCATCCACAACCCCATCCGCGAGCGCCTCCGCGCCACCAACGCCCGGCCCTGTGGGGGTCTTGGCGTACACGTCGACAACGACGGAGGTAATACGCTCGAAATCGAGGTCCTGGGATTGGGTCGCGTAGACATGCACAAGCGGCATCGGCCACGTGTCCGGGAGGCTGCCCTCCTGGATCACCCGTACTGTCTGCGCCCCCGTTGCTGAGGCGATCGCGTCTCGTAGTACCTGGACGGGGTCCGTGTACTTCATGACCGGCCTCCTCGTCGTGCGCGCTTGGACCCCGCGAGCTTGCCGAGCGTGTGATGCCCGGGGACGCGGCGCCCGTCTCTGGCGAAGTGCCCGAACTCAACAGGCACGGCGTGTGGCGCGTCGTTGATGACGCGGCCGGCGGCCCTGCGAGACGTGCCGTTTCGGCGCGTCGGCACTTCCGCTATCACGGCCTCGACCTTGTAGGCCTCCGCGAGGACGCGGTCCCGTTTCGGGGCCGCCGCCGCTGCGGCGGCGCGTACTGCTTCGGCTTCGCTGACCATCGCGCGACCGATGGCCTCGGATTGCAGGAGCGCCTCAATCGAGGCGTCATTGCGCACGAACTTGACTGTCACGTGTCACCTCCGTGAGATCACGACAGAAGTGCCGCGCGGCCACGGCGAAGATGGCTCCTCCACCGTCCACCGTCCGCCCAGGGGGTGTTCGGCCGGCACCCGGATGATGTCGCCGACCTTGAGCGTCTCTCCCCGAGGCAGGTAGAGCGTCGCTGTCTCGTCGGAGCGTTCGGAGGCTGCCTGGTCGAGCAGTCCCGGCACCGTGAACCGGCCCAGAGCGATCAGGCACCCGGCGATGATGCGCGACTTCGATTCCTCGACGAGGTAGCCGTCCCCGTCGCGGCGGACGCGCCCCTCGACCTGGACGGGAGTTTTCCATTCCTCCATCACGTCAGCCGCCACCCATCATCCAGACGTGCCCGGCCCTGCGCGGACGATAAGCGTCCGCGAGCGCCTGGTCGTCGGGGGAGAGCAGCGCCTGACCGCCCACCGCCCACGTGGCGTACTGGCGGGTCTGCGTGAACGGCCCCGTCGTCTCAGTCATTTGGGTTGCGCCTTGGGCGGCGGCGTCGGGGATGAGGAGGATACGTCGCACGCTGTCTGCGAGCTGGAGGCGCACCGCTGCGGGGACCTCGGTAAGGCCTGCTGTGTAGGTGACGACAACGAACTCGTTCGCAGAGGCGCCGACTTGGATGAAGCCGTGCCTGACATGGAAGGGGATCGCCTGCCCGTCGTCTGTCGTGACAGCCTCGACGGAGACGAGCGGCGCCCGCGTGGGGACGACTCGTCCGCCCGCGTCGACCTTCAATCGGTGCGTGTACTGCTCGACGGTGAACGTCTGGCGTGCGCGCTCCTTGAAGGCCTCGGCAAGCTTGTCAGCGATGAACGTTGCCCGCGCCGACTCCGAGTCTGTGAGGGGGCGGCCGAGCGCGGCCTCGATGTCCTCGACAGTTACCAGCGGAACAGGCATCGTCCCCCCTACTTCTTGGACTTCTTCGAAGTCTCCTGCTCGGGGGCATCCTCGGGAGGCCCGCCGTCTTCCCCGTCGACCGCATCGTCGTCGGAGGTGACCTCCTCGAGGATGCCTGCCGTGATCATTGCCGTGGCGACCTCGTCCGCGAGCTCGAACTCGATCCCGTTATCTCCCTTGACCTTCATCACGCCGCCTTGAAAACCTGGACCGCCGTCGGGCGCAGAATCGCGCCGCCGTATACATGCAGACCGCGAACACGGTCCGCGAAAGTCTGCTCCGCACGCATCGACTCGGTCTTCTCGACCTGGGACACGTATGCCACGGACGGCTTGTGGAACGCAACAGTCATCGGCTTCGTGTTATCGAGCCAGGGGCTCGTGACCACCTCGAAGCCCAGGAGACGACCGATCGTCGCCTCGCGGAGGCCATCCGTCATGTTCGACTTGTCGAAGCTGGTGAGCTTCGACCCATCAGAGAGGAGGAATTCCTCGAAGGCCGCGTTGATCAGGAGCACACGGTCCATGGCGGGGACCTTCTCGGCCGAGAGCTTGCCGCGCAGCTTCAGGATCGCGGCGTAAGCCGACGCCCAGTCCGTCGGGTTCGCGATGCCCGTCGCCGCCGTGCCCTTGGAGGTCAGCATCGCGGTCAGGAAGGTCTCCGCGTCTTCAACGAGCGCTGCCGCCGCCGACTTGGTGTAGGCATCGAGAGCCTGATTCGCCTGCGCAGCGTCGATGTCATCGACCAGGAAGTCAAAGCTCTTCTCCTGGTCAATGGTGATCTCGATGCCCGTGGACTCCACGGCATCGGGGACGGTCGTGCGCGGCACCTTCCCGCCGCCAGACGCAGTCACAGCGCCGGTCTTGTAGTCCTTCACCTTCACATCCACGATGCCGGGGATGTGAATCTTCGAGCCTGCGGTGAAGGCCTTCTCGTATTCACGGTTCGCCATCCCCACAAGCACCGTGTCACGACGGAAGTTCTCGAGGATGGAGGCGGACCACAGTTCCGGAATGAAGTTATCGAGGCTCATCGCCCCTCCTTTCCGGGCACCCCTATGCGATGCCCATGATGTTGTTCAACTGCCCGTCCTTACGGGCCTTGAGGATCTCTGCGGGAGACATCTTCTTGAGGTCCTCCCTGGTGAGCTGCTTAACAGCCCTGATTTCATCACCGCGAACGCCTGCGTCAGACGAGGGCGCCCCCTTCGGGGTCTGCGCTCCACGCCACGCGATGAGACGGTCAGCAGACGCTTCCAGCTCCTCCTGCGAGGTCCCGGATAGCAGGTCTGCGTCCACGCCCTTCGCGGCCGCCACCTGCGCGCGTAGCACCTTGGCTTCCAGTGCGGTTGCACGCGCTTCGGCCTTCGCTGCCGCCTCCTGCGCTTTTTGGAGCTCTGACTTGCCCTGCTCCTGAGCCTCGTCGTAGAGCTTCGCCTTTTCGGCGTTCTCCTTCATACGAGCCTCATTCTTGCGGGACAATTCCTTCCACTTGCGGGCCTCAGCCTCCCAGTCAACCTTCTGGGCTGCCTCGTTGTCGGCGCCAGTACTAGGAGCGTCCGGCGTGGGCGCGGCGTCCCCTCCCGTTTCTGCGGACGGGGCGTCGACGAAGCGAAGGTAAGGACGGTGCTTCAGGTGGTTCTTCATGGTGATTCCTCCCATTCCGGGTACACGAAAGCCCCCACGCCGTTACGGCTGGGGGCTACTGGTTGGGGTATCAAAAACCGGCCCGGGCATTGCGCCCATGGCCGGTGAATTTGAGCTATATGAAGTGAGGACATCCCGGCTGCCCGAAGGGGCTGCCTAATGTCCTCACCGTCAGGCTACCACACTCATGGAATGTGGACAATATTTCCTGCGTGATCTATGACAATCACTTGGGTAAGATGACGACCCTGCATACTTTGCCGGATATCCCGGATCGACTCCTTATCGCCGAGTTTGGTCCGGCGTAGATCGAGGACCAGGCGTTCAGCCTGTTTCCCCGCTCGCTTCATCTGCGAGTCGATGGTGTTTTTGCCTTGCCCCGTGGGCGCTTTGAATTCCCATATTTGCTGATTCATTTCCGCATCTGGGTTCTTTGCCCCCACATCATGCGAATCCACACGGAACAACACGTCTGTTCCTGTTTCCGCGAGGCGCAGCGCCGTGAGCACTTCATGCTCACTAGGCGCTTTTCTGGCCGAAACTGCCGGGATGAACACCCGCCCGGCCCCATGCTCCGGATACAGGAATTCTCCGGGGATCCCTGTCACGTCCCCGTTCTCATACTGGAGCGTCTTGTGCCACTCGCTGGCGGGGACGCTCATCAGGCGCTTCAGCCGACCGGAGTCGTCCGGCGGCTGGGCCGTGGCCTTCTTCGGGGGCTTGGGCGGTTTAGGCGGCTCGGCCCCACCCGCCTTGGGCGTGGGCTTGGCCTTGGGGGCCGCCCATGACAGCGTCGGCCCGTACTCGCCGTGCTCGCTGACCGTCAGGAGCTTTCGGTAGTCCGGCGTGCGGCCACCCCGATCCGACGTGCCGAGGCGGTCTTCCGTGATCTGGTGGACCTGCTCGAGCAGATCCTCATCGATGACCTGGCTCGCCGCGAGCCCTGGCGGCAGCGGCTGGACCCCACAGTCGCACCCGGGATGAATCGGCATCAGATCGCCCCGGTGATACCGCTGAGTCGAGGCGACGACGCACAAGGCGCAGTTCTCTCTCCCTGTGAGGACACGCCTGTAGAACTGCCCCGCCTCCGGATACGCCCGCATTGACTGGCGGGACGCATGTGTCTTCGCCAGCTGCATGTCCCCGCCGATCAGCTGCGTCAGCCGCAGCCGCCCCTCAGCCGCAGCCTGCGGCAGAGGTTTCCCCGCCGCGAGCGCGGTGTATACGTCGACGGCTGGGCGACGGTAGACGACGCGCGGGTCGACGCCGCGAGCGCCGCGTATCTCGTCCTGGTCGATGGGTGGGAGGACTACTTTCCAGCCGAGCTCGTCGGCGCAGCGGGCGAGGTAGGCGCGGGTCAGGTCAGCGACTCGGAGCTGGCCAGCGATCACTCTGGGGGTGATTGCCTCGATCATGTCCTCGACGGCGCTGGCTCTGTAGTGCGGGAGTGAGTCCCAGTAGGCCTGTCCGAAGGCGGTGATCTGCTGTCGGATTGCGTGGACCTGGCTGTCATACGCCTCAGCGAGGCGGTTCAGCGAGTCCAGGTCCGACATTGTTTACTTCTCCTCGAGGTCGACGGACTGTGTCTCTGGGAGCCGGAGCGCGACGGGCACGGCGCCGGTGAACTTGATGCCGTCGAGGCCGACGACCTGCGACGCTGATTCAGGTGCGACGCCGGCGCGGATCGCCGTGCCGAGGGCATCAAACCTGAGCTTCAGGTCTGCCGGGTCCCCCTCACTCGGGGGTACGGCCTCATCTGTCAGCTGCGGCTGCGGCTTGTCTTGGAGCGCGAACGCCAACGCAATCTGCTCCTCAGCCCTGCGCTGCTTGTCCTGCGCGATCTGCTCCGGCGAGTAGCCCAAGATGTTCCTCTGAACGGTCTCGAGGGCTTCACCCGCGTTGCGTGCCTGCACGGCGGCGGCGTACTTCTCCGTGAGGGAGACAGCATGCGGAGGAACGAAAAGGACCTCCACGGTCTCGGACTCGCCAAGGCTGTATCCCTCGACCGCGAGCGCCTTGACGATGAGGTAGGCGAGCGCGGGCTTGAAGCGCTCGATCCTGTCGCCTGCCTTGGAGAGTAGTGCCTTCTGCGGCTGTTCAGCTCCCGCTGCGCTTTGGTTGGCGGAGTCGGGGAGCATGATCGAGAGCGGCGTTGACGTCTCGGCAGCCAATTCGCGCCAGTCATCCTTCGTGGCGTTGAGAATCTCGGTGATCTGCGTCTGTGAGGACTCCCAGATTTCCACACCCGGGGGCAGCTCCCAGAGAGCTGCCGGCGAGGGCTCGAAGATCGCCTGGTAGTCGATCGTGTTCCCCGACTCGTCCTCAGCAGGCAGGCCCGCCGACCCCTCGGCGGTCTTGAGCGCGCGCTGCCGGAAAGCCTGCATCGAAATGATGACCAGGCGTTGCAGCGTCTGCCAGTTGATCCGATCTATGAGATCGAGCACATGCTCGAACTCACCCATCCCGAACCTGTTCTCCAGGACGATGACCGGGGGCGCGCCCTCGTAGGACTGCGCGCCACTGGGGTCTAGTCGCCAGTCTCCCGCGATGCGAGAGATCAACTGCCGCGACTTGTCATACGCCGACCGGGTGTAGGCCAGGCGCAGGCCCGGCACCCACATCACCAGGTGATCCACGCCAGCCACTGGATCGCGCCAGACCTTGACGGCTGCGAGCGCACGCCACGGCCTCACCGGGTCCGGCTCCACATACATGTGCTCAGGGCGCTCATACGTCACACATGCACGGCTGTCCTCGTCCTGGGTGACCAGGAGGTAGCCGCGCCCCAGGGTCGCGGCGTCCCAGATCGCGTCCGCGAAGACCACCTTGAGGCGGTTGTCCCGCCAGATGCGCGCGGCCGCCTGCGCGGCCGGGCTGTCTTCGCTGGCGCCGACCGTCACCCCGTTGGGGATGAGCCGATCCGCGAGCGCGGACACGACGAGTTTGCCGGGGTTGGTACGCGCGCGGCGCTGGAACTTCAGCCACGCCTTGGCGAGGTTCGGGCCCATCTCCGGCAGGGGAGAGGACCCGTTGGTGTAGGAGCGCAGCAGATCGGTTCGCGGACGCTCCTTGTCCATCCGTGCGGTGAGGTAGGCAAGCCACTCCTCGGGGGTCTTGGTCATGAGGTGGGGCCTCCTTCCCCAGTGCGTTTGTTAGTAGAGTCGTCGCGGAGCGCGGCGTGCCGTCGGCCTGGCCGCGCCCTTACCGACCGCGTCAAGGCCAGCCTTATATGCGAACATCGCTCCCCAGGTCGCGTCGATCTTGGAGTAGTCCTGATCGTCTGCTGGCTTGACAAGTACGTAGCCCGCCTGGCGTGGGGACTTCCTCGCGTTGAGCAGATGCGCGGTCATAGTCGGGTCACCGTCGTAGGTGATGAGGCCCTGGTGGATCGCGGACAGGAGCTGCGCAAAGTTCTCGCATGTCTGGCTCACGTTGCGCTGCGGGTAGCGGATCGGCTCGGATGCGCTGATCTTGGCGCGCAGACGACGCGAGTAGCGCGCCTCCCACGCCTTCACGTCCTGCGCCCAGCCCGCCGACGGATCCGCGTAGAAACCGACGACGTTGTACCGCTCGAAGGCCTCGCGCACGGTCTGCTCGATCTCCAGGCGTGGGGGCTGCCAGCCCTCACCTGCCGGACCGTCCGGCTGCGCCCAGATCCCCACCTTGAACAGATGCTTCTGGGTGATGGAGTAGCCGATCAGGACCGTTGCATCCGCGATTCCGATCTTGCGGCCCTCGGAGCCGTCAAAGCCGAGCGTGATCGGCTCGGTCGAGCTGATCTTCTTCGTGTGGTCCTCGATGGCACGCAGCTCCGGCATCGTGAGCCAGGCGTCCGACGCGCTGTTGATTTGGTTGAGGAAGTCGGCGCACATGTCAGCCGGGTCGTTGTCCGGGTGCCAGAAGCTATCGGCGATGCGTTCGAGGTCCACCCAGCCGGGTTCGCACTCGGGGTCATGGATCGCACAGCCGCGCGGGTCCTTGGCCGAGTCGCCGTAGGCGATCCGCAGGCCCTCGATGAGGGACTCACGGTCCGTGATGTCGGTGTCGAGCGGTGCCTGCCGGTGGTCGTAGTAGAGGCCACGAGCGGCTTCCTTCTTGACCTTCCCGGCCTTCATCAGCTCGTAGAACCGCGCCGTCGTTTCCGCGACGGAGCGTTCCCCGATCGTGTAAGCGTTCGGAGTCTCGATCGTCAAGCCTCCGAGCTTGTCCGCGTTCGACCGCAGGGTCTTGGCGAGCTTCGGCCCGCCGTTACCCGGGAGCCAGGTCTCTGTCTGGTCCATGACGGCCATAACGGCCTTCGCACCTTTGACGGACGTCGCGGACGACGTTCGCTTTTCGATGCGGCCTCGACGCAGGGCGACGAAGCTGTCCATCGGGTCGAGGCCGTACTCCGACTCGGCGGGGGAGCCACGCAGCATTTCGAGGAGCGGGTCCCAGGTGTTCGCCGTCTGATCGTCGGTCGTTGCCGTGACCTGGACGATTGGTGTTCTCCGCGTCGACCAGGGCACGCCGACGGGCTGGCCTTCCGCGTCCCAGCCGTCGCACAGGACGGGGCCGAGCGCTTCGGCGCAGCAGATCGCCGCAAGAAACGGCGACTTTCCCCAGCCACGAGGCCGCGACAGAACGGCACGCTGCTTGATGCGGTGGCCTGTGGTCGGGTCCAGCTCGTAGACCGCGACTAGGAAGTCGAGCTGCTCTTGCGTGGGCACGAACGGGATCTGTTCGTCCCCATCCTTATCGGGAGTCAGCAGATAGGCGGTCATCCAGTCCGCGACGTCGTACCCAAGCGTCGGGAACTCATCGTCCTCGTCGATCGGCGCCCACGGCACTGTTACACCGCCCTTAGCTTCTTCTGCCGTCTGCGTGCTCGCGCGGAGACGGGCGCCGCGTCACCGTCGGCTGTGTCGGCGTCGTCTTCGAGGTTGTCGGCGACCGCGAACTGGATGCGCAGGCGAGCGCGGTCCTCGGGGGTCGCTCCGAACTTCGCGACGCGCAGACGAAGTTCGCCTGCTACCCGGAAGTCGCCCTTCCAATACAGGGCATGCAGATAGGCGGTGTCGAGGAGGAAGGACCAATCGGTCTCGGTGTACTCGGCGGACAGTGGGGATTCTCCCCACATCTTCCACCAACGCCGCGTGACCGTCGGCCAGGTGAACCGCTTCTTGCGCGGCTTCCCGTTTTCGTCGAGCACGACTTGCTCGATGACCGGCAGCGACGGCTGCTCGACCGGCTTGGCCGTGATGATCTTGAGGATCTGCGGGTCCTTGTTCCGGCGAGCTCGCGAGCCTTGAGGCTTCGGCGCAGGACCGCGACCAGCCACCCAGATCACCCCCACTCAAACCCCGGAATTCCAATGAATTAAGCGTTACAATAAGACTTGTGAGAATGTGTGAACACTGTGGGCACCAGCTCAAAGCCTGGGCTAGGGCAGACGCGCGCTTCTGCTCGACTCGCTGCCGAGTCGCTCACCATCGCGCCACCCGCGCCGACGACGCGAGTGGCCTGCCCGCCGAGCTGACGAGTCGGCTGCGCTGGGTCACCCACGTCAACAAACGACCCGTGTGTGCGCGCACAGGCGCGTGGGCCTCCGTCACCGACCCGAGCACGTGGAGCAGCTTTGAGGCCGCGAGCGCCACCGGCGCGCCTCTCGGCTTCGTCCTCGGGGATGGCATCGGCTGTATCGATCTGGATGCCTGCCTGGACGAGCATGGCATTCCCAACGAGGCCGCGCGCACGCTGCTCGCGTACTATGCGGGGTCCTATGTCGAGGTCTCACCCTCGGGGCGCGGTCTGCACATCTGGGGGACCGCCGCCCCGCAGCGAGGTTTCAAACGCTTCTGGCGCGGACAGCAAATCGAGTTCTACTCCCGGGGGCGATACATCACCGTCACGGAGAATGTGTATCAGGACGGCACTCTAGCACCCCTCTAAATTCCCCCACGCCTTCACCCCACAGCCCCACGTTTGCGTTGCTAGTTCAAGGCTTGTGGGCAGTTGCTATTTCCCCAGACCCGTACAAACAAAAACCGACAGCTCTTGACGGTGCTTTGGTTGGGTGGGGAGGGGGTCCTCGGTGGGGGTCTAGTCGATGAGGCCGGGATGCTTGCGCTTGCGTGGGGCATTTCGTGCCCGCTCTGCGGCTAATGCAGCCGCGGCTTCTCGCTGAGTCTTTCGCTTGTGATGCCACGAGCACAACCACTGCAAGTTCGTCGCTCGATGATCGTCACCAGGCTCGACGTGGTCGCACTCGGCACCAGCTGCAGGGCAGCGCGTCCCGTCATGCAGGAGCGCTTCGCACCTGCCGCCTGCGCGGGCGCGGACGAAAGCACGGCGCTCGTCCCAGTCAGGCGGGAGCCGCGACGCGCGATCGCTCGATGACCATGCCACGGCCACTCCTCATGCTCGCATGCCCGCGCCGTGTATGACTCGGCCCCCGCTCCAGTCGGGGCCGAGAGGAGCGGGGGCCGAGTCATCTGCGCGGATACCGTCATAGGTAATGGCCCGTTGCTTACGCGCGGGGCCACATTAGGAGAATACGCCGTGACAGCCCCACGCGCAAGCGACGCGCACGAGCCTACAAGCGGCGCGTGGCCTGTGCGGCGAGCGTCTCGATGTCCCCTACCCGGTATAGGCGAACGTCCCCCCGCCTTGCTCGCGGAGCGAGGCGGCAGCGTTGCGTCCACTTGCGCACTGTCGCGTCCTGGATCGCGGCCCCTGTGAGGATCTCGGCGACCCGAGTCGCCCTGGTCCTAGGTAGTAGCGCCTCCCGCGCCTGCACCAGCAGGCGATCCCACGCCTCGCCGATCGACTCCACGGCGCCGCACTCACCACACGGCGCACTCTCCTCGTCCGGGTCACGCACCAGAAGGTCAGCTCCGCACTGGCTGCATGATCCGACGTAGACCAAGCGTCGGCGGGCCGGCGACGCGAGCCGCTCCAGCCGCGCGACAGAATACAGGACTTCGTCTGCACACTGCGCCGCATCTGCCCACCGTCTGAGCTTGTCCTCATACACGCCGAAGACGCGGGCGACCATCCACCAGTCCCCGGGCCGCACCCAGTACGAGGGACCCATAACGTGGGAGATGAGCAGCGTCGCCCACGTCAGGATCGAGTCCGTCATCTCGTCAACCTCAATCATGAGACCGAGGTTCACCGGCGGCCGCGAGCATTGCACCCCACCACCGCCCGCCTGCTCCCCTGTGCGCACGCCATGCGAGGCCGCGTAAGCGAGGTCGCTCATCAGCTTAGGAAGCGACTCGGCCGCCACGCGCACACGCGCCGCCCCACCCCGCGACAAGTACTCCCCGGCGAGGAGAAGCTCACCCGTCACCGGGCAAACCCGATCGATCATTGTCCTAGTCATCGCTCGCATCCTCGATGTCGCCCCGGTACTGATCGCGACAAACTTCGATGAGGCCACGCCGAGCTAGCATTGAGCCTCGACCATCGGTCATCCAAGCCGTCACGTCCGGACGCGACGAGTCAATCGTCTCGATCATGATCTCCCACGCCCCGACCAATCTCCCAGGTCCGTGCCTCTGATCCACCAGAGCCCCTATTGCGTCCTCCAGCTTGTTCAGCGCTTCTGCGTGCGCGTCTGTCATCTCTTTCTCCTTCTACGGCTCCGCTTCCTTGACCTGCCCGCAGAGACGGCGGTTGCCTGCCCATCCCGTCCCTGCCCTAACCCGTCCCGATCCGTCCCTACCTGACTCTGCCCTTCCTGGTCCCTACCCGGTACCCGGATACCCGACCCATACCCGTACCCGTACCCGTACCCGGGGATACACGAGTCCAGAGGCCTGGGTGAATCGAGTCCGACGCGAGTCGACGTGAATCCGCGCACCTGCTTGTAGCCGGGTTTGGGGGTGGTGATCGTGCGGGCAGCGCCGGGGTCACCGAGGCCGGACTCGACGGCGAGCTGATCAGGCTCGCTGGAATCCGCGCTCATCGGGCTACCCACGGACGCGCCGCCAGGCGCGCTCACAGTCACGGAGGCATCCGCACAGCCCGAGGTCACACCCGACGTGGGTGCGCCCGAGGCCGGGTCGCCGTCCGCCGCGTGCGCGCTCGCACGCTCACCATTCCTTCCACCGGCTGCCGCACTGGGCACGGCCTCCGCACCACGCAGCACGCCCGCTCGAGTAAGCATGCCGCGAGTGAACGTCCCGTAACGAGGCCGCTCCGGGACAGGCAGCAACTCATGGGTCTGATCCCACGAGCCGGTAGGATCGTCCGCTCGGGACGAATTACACCGCGTACACGCCACAACCAGCGTGTCCACAGTGCCAGCCTCCCCGGGCTTCAAGTGGTCCAACGTGCCCTTGCGGGCCGACGTCTTGCCAGGCCAATACACCTCGACCCCACACCAACGACACTGATCGCCGTCGCGGGCGATCACAGCCTGACGCAAAGCCTGATCGCTGTTATCGCGCTGACGCTGCCTACTCCACTCGACGTCGGCGCGCGACCGGATATGCACAAAGTCGGGGTCCTCGAGTAGCTTGGGCTTCCTGCCCTTCGGTGTATCGACCCACTCGATGAGGCCCGTGTCGAACGCGATCTGCAGAACGTCCGGATTCCCGCCCGCGTACGTGTACACGACACCCATCTCAATGATGCTGTCGGTCAGGTGCGCGGCCGAGTAAGCGGCGCACCGCATGATGAACCCGAACAGCTCGTTCACCGTGCGCCCGTCAGCCTTCGGATGCGACGCCGCCTCCATCAACCGGGGATACATGTCCGCGTCATCCCCCATCTTCACCCACGCCACCCGCGCACCTCCTTCTCGCTCGCTTGCTGCTCTTGTTCATCCCAACCGTCCTCCGGGAACAGATCCCGAGGCCGGAAACCCGGAAAATTCCTCGTCATCCAAGCGCGCTCCGTGGCGCACTGGGTGATCGCCTGAGCGCGCAGATAGCAGGTGTGGCACTGTGCACGCCCCGGCAGGATCGCCACCCCGCACGAGGGGCAGCGCCGCGGCTCCGGATCTGGCACCGAGGGATCGACGCCCCACCCCGGCCGCACCGGACATCGCTCCGAGGGTTGCGCACTTGTCATGAGTCGAGCTCGCGTATCTCGAACACGATCCGATGGCATCCCCGGGACAGCATCGGATCCGGGGGCATGTGCACGTGATGGGGCCCCACGACGTGTGTGTGGTCGTCGTCGGGGAACACACCGGCGTCGACGAGGCCGTCGAGCAGGGGCTTCGTGGTGGCGGAAGCGTTGGCGGGGTCCGACCTGCGCGCCACGCTGGCCTGGACCCCCGCGACCACCAGAGCACGCCCATCCGCCGGGACGAGACGCTTGGCTCGGGCCAGCCAGAACGCCCTGACCCGCAGCGCCTTCACACGGCGCGCCCTCTCCCGCCAGTTGAACCTCGAGTTCGCCGAAATCCACTCGTTCTCGGGCACGACGACCTCCAACACCTGCTGGTAGATCTCGCCCGATTTCAGGGGCCGCATGATCTGGACCATCACAGGCCCCCAATCCCCAGATCCAGGACCGGGGTCACAGGCCGGTCGAGGCGGGAGGCGATCAGAGGGAGGTAGGACTCCTCCCGCTCGATGCCGACCGCGCGCATGCCCTCGGCGACGGCGGCCTCCAGGGTGGTCCCCGACCCCGCGAACGGGTCCAGAACCACGCCCCCGTATGGGGTCACCAGGCGCACCAGCCACCGCATCAGCGCCAAAGGCTTCACGGTGGGGTGCGAGACCCCACCCACCGACGGGCGCTCGTCCGCCGAGGCTTTCGCCTCGTACCGGAATGCGGGAAAGACGGGAAAGAACCGGCTGGGGCCCCCGGAGTCGGAGTACTCCGCTCCGGTAGCGCGCATCCCCCACCCCTCGCCCAACTGGGCGGCCTGGCGGGGCTCGCCCTGACGGCTCACCGACTTCGGCGCCCCGGCGTCAAGGGCGAGGGCCGCCTCCTCGTCGAGGACGACGTTGGTCGGCCACCGGCCGTCCTTCGTCCTCCCCACGTAGGTCTCGCCGTCCTCCTCGGAGTGCCAGGGGTCGCCAGTCCTGGCCAGCTCGGAGCCCGATTTGAGGCGCCTCACCTTGTAGTCGTGGCCCTCCGAGCCAGCACTGTGGATCCTGCACGCGTCGACGTGGATGGCGCCGACCCCGTGGTCGAGGACGTTGTCAGCGACCGTCCCGTCGAGGGGACGCCTGGCGACCACGCACGGCTCAAAAGCCGGCTTCAGGGCAGTTCCCCACCCCTCCCACGCGGCCGACGCGGCCGACGCGGCCGAGGATACCGGCACTGTGCGGTGCGGTGTGGCGCCCGCACGATCCGAGTACGTGCCCCCGGCGAAAGCTGGGCGCACCAGCGTGGCGTCGGGCACTGTCTTCTCACCGTGGATGGGCCGGGCGTCCAGGTCGCCGAGGCGGGCGTCGATCGCGCGGGCCACGTCGAGGTTCTTCGGGAATCCGGAGCCGTACAGCCACGCAATCGAGTCGCGGACCTCGAAGCCCGCGTCCTCGACGGCGCAGGCGAGGCGGTGCCACGTGCGTGCCCCCCCGAACGCCAGCAGGAACCCGCCGGGTTTGAGGACGCGCAGCGCCTCACTGGCCCACTCGCCGCACCACTCCTGGAACGCCCCCGCGTCCTTCTGGGAGCGGCTGTACCGGCCGGCCTCCACCGAGGCGCTCCGGTAGCCGCCGTGGGGGCCGCGCGCACCGTCCGGGGCTTGGCCGCCGTTGTCGCGGCCCCGCTGGGTGCGGCGCGCGATGTCCGCGCCGTCCCATGACTTCCCCATGAATCGGATCCCGTATGGGGGATCGGTGACGATCGAGTCCACAGACTCCGCGGGCAGTGCCCGCATGACCTCGATGCAGTCCCCGTGGTGCACGGTGACCGCAGCGTCCTCGTAGTAGACACTCATTACTGTTTTGCCTCTGATCCCTGCTGCTCGACGAGGTCGAGCAGGTAGTCCATGTCCTCGGCGGCCCGCGCGATGAACTCGTCGCGCGCCACGTCGCGGGCGCTCACAGCGGCAGCCCCCACTGTACGCGCAGGTGCCTGCCCAGCAGGGCCCCGACCGCTGCGGCCGCCTGCTGGGGGACGACGCCGTTGCCGAGCAGGCGCAGCTGCTGCTCGCGCGTCAACCCGAGATCCTCGCCAGTCACGTGCCCGTCGTCCAGCCCCATAAGCCACTCGACGAAACGAGTCGAGAGCCGCGCTCGTCCCCCCTCGCGTGTCGGTGGGACAGTCGGTGCCGGAGCCGGACGCCCGAGCACCTGCTCCCACCGAGCGATCGCTGGCGCGTACATCCCGTAATCGGTGTATTTGATCCGTGTCGCTAGCTTCGTCGCTTTCTCAGGTGGGCGCCCGCTCGTCCGAGGAAGGCCCATAATCGCATCTGACGCTGACGGCGTCGGCAGCATCTGCACCGCCTGCGACAGGCTCATGCCCGTCCCCTCCTGATGCCTCCCCGCCTTATGGTCCGACGCAGTCGGCGTCGGAATCAGAGCACCAGGTGCTCGATCTGATCGGCCAGGCTCACTGAGTGCCCCCCGGCCCGCCGCTTCTCCGGAGGCTGCGAGCCCCCGCAGCTGCCAAGGTTCGCCTGCGGGGTTGCCAGTAACGAAAAGTCGCTCTCGCTGATGAGGGGCACCGGCATCGGAAGCTCGGACAACACACCATTGCGCGTCATACCCGAGGCCGGCCAGATCTCCGACCACACGGCCTGCTGCCCTGAGAGCAGGTCCATCTGCTCTGTCTCCCAGCAGTCGCGATTCTTGTTCCACCAGACTGAACGCTCCACTTGTCAAAGCTCCTCGAACGTTTTCCCACACGACCAGACGCGGACGCAGCGTCTTGATTGCCTCGAACATCGACTCCCAGAGGCCCGACCTCGTCCCCGAGGTCATGCCCGCCCGCCTTCCTGCGAGGCTCAGATCCTGGCACGGCGAGCCTCCGCAGATAATGTCCACGGGTTCTACCGCGTCCCAATCGACGCGGGTGATGTCGCCGAGATTCGGCGTGCCCGGCCAGCGGACCTCAGCGAGGCGGCAGGGTCCCGGCTCGACATCACTCGTCCACGCCACCCGAGCCTCCGGGTCCAGGGCCATGGCGATCCCCATGTCCAGGCCCCCGTAACCCGTAAAGAGACTCCCGATGGTGGTCATTGTTCGTCGCTTTCATCGTCGGACTGGGCCAGCGTCGTCGGACTGGGCCAGATTTCGAGCAGCATCTGAATGCTGTAGGTGAAGTCGCCGAGAGTGTTGATCATTCCCTCAAAATCGGCTGGCAAACCCACCTCGTCGGCGAGGGCACGCGCTTCCCTCAGTGACTCTTTTGCGTCAAGCAAAAGAGTCACGACCTTTTCGTATTCCTCGCTCATTTCGCCTCCTCGCCGGCGTCTTCCTCGGTGATGCGGGTGCCGAACGCGGCGTCGACGAGGCGCTTGATGATCGCGTCGATACCCTTCTCAACGTGAGAGGAGGTGAGCTCCTCGCCCGCGTTGATGACAGCGACGAGAAGAGCACGCAAGGTACTCAGGTTCGCCGCTGCGACGACCGCAGCGTTCTGCACCTCCCGATAACGCTCGAGGACGAAAGCGAGATCCTCAGCCGCGTTGGCCTCGAACTCGGCGGCCGCCCGGGCCGCGTCACCGGAGGCGGCCTCCGGGGAGAGGCCCGCGTAGCTGCGGCCCGCGAATCGCAGACCCGCCAGGCGCTCTTCCACCTGCCTAATTGTCCTGCTCATACTGTCCCCTCCTCCCCAGCGGTGCCGTCCATGTGGTCCTGAGAATCGGGGACCTCGCCAGGAGCGGGGGCCTCCAGGTCAGGGACGATGATCTCCCCAGTAGCTGGGTCGATCCTGTAGCCCTCCCCGAATGCCTCCTCCAGCTTCACCTGGAGGTCGAGGGGAAGCATCTGCCGTCCCTCGCGTGCCTCAATGGCCCGCACGTACAGCTTTTCAACGGTGGGAACGTCCTCGGAGGCGACGGGCTCCAAGCGGATTACCCGCATCGTCGCCTCCTCCGCCGAAGTCTCGGTGTCAACCGTGATCTTCGAGCAGTCAAGAATGGCGATCGCCAAGCGCCGCCTGCGCGGCGCCCGCAGCGCTAGCCTGCCCAATCTGGCCAGACCATCCCCCTGGCCTTTCGTCAGGCCACTAACCAACTTCGTCATCGCTGCTCCTCAGCCCAGACGCCGACCTCCACGAGCTCGGCAGGCGTGTAGTCGCCCTCACTGGCATTGAGGCGCTCGGCTGCTTCCTGCAGCTTGCCGACGATCTCGAGGTACAGGTCGCGCTTCGCGGAGATTATTTCGCTCGCTCGGCGGCGTGCGTTCACGTCCTGCAGCTTCTGAGCGAACTCCAGATCCTCATCCGCAGCGAGGACTGTCTCCTGGGCACCCTCTCGCAAAGCCCGCACCTGGGCCGCGTCGAGGTAGACCGCAATGTATCGAGAGCTCACTGTCCCTCCTCTTGGTCGAGCACTCCAACGGCGCTGAACTTCTCGGCGAGGTCGTTGATCGTCGGTCGCTTGCCCGATGCGTCGAGCGATTCGTCGATGAAGCCGATAATCCGCGAGAACTTCTCAACCTCTTCGTGCAGCACCTCACGAGCGGCACCGACGGCTAAGCCGTTGTGAAGCGCAGCGACGTCCTCGAAGTCGCCTTCTGTCATAATCCGCTCGAACACCAGCATCCCTCGCACGTTCATGACGTCGCCCAGGGGCATCTTGACCGTAATCATCTTGTCGCTCATCGGGATGCCTCCTCTTCGCGCCTACGACGCTCCTCCTGCATCTGCAGCAGGCGGCGATGCATCTCGCGGAACTCGCGCTCCTCCGTGCGCCAGTCCTGCCATAGGTAGATCACGAGGGATCCGAGCAGCCCGATCACAAGGAACGCTGCCATAACCACGTCCATTTCTGTCATTTGTCTGTCTCTTCCTGCTCGGTGTTTCCGGCGGCAAAAATCGTCGTGCCGCAGTTCGGGCACTCGAACGTTGGTGCCGACAGCGTCGGCGGCGCCCAGTCCGGCTTCTCCGCGACGGACGCGCGAACTTCGACAATCCGGCGTGCGTGCATCACGGACGGGTTCGGCGGCGACATCAGCAGCAGCCCCTGGCGCTCGACCTCCTCGACGAACGCGGCGTTGGCCAGCCCCAGCAGGTGCGGCATCGGCAGGTTCGCGTCCTCGATAGGGAACTCGACGATCATCTCGACGGACCTCATGCCCGGCGCTCCTTCCACGCGACGTAGACCAGGCGCTCGGCGAGCGCCGTCAGAGGGAGAATCACGGCCGCCGCCGGAACCCATGCGTCAATCGCTGCGCCGAGGACCCACGCGAGCGCCAGCAGTGCCAGCGCCACGAAAAGCCTCGCAACATTCATCGAGCTCATCGCTTTCCTCCCTGTGCCTCACGCGCACGCGAGCGCGCCAACGCAATCCGCTTCTGCGCGGCCGTCTGACGCCGCCGCATCTTCATGACCGCATCCAATCGACGCAGCGCCTCCAAGACCGGCGCGCTCAACGCCACCGTCTCGGACGTGGTAACCTGATCCATGAGATCGTCCTTTCTTGGACAGCCCCGGCCGACCACCATCGGCCGGGGCACTTTTCATTTGGATGACCGTGGGGCCGGGAGGAGACACAACCCACCAACACTCGACCCCGGCCCCACGGGGCTCTAACCGCGCGCCGAACCACTCTCGCGGTGATGCAGAAACTTGTAGGTCGACACCTGAACGGTGTGGCCTGCCGGGGTATGAGCACTGGCCCCCGGCAGGCCGGAGCCTCCCTCAGCGGAGGTAGACACTGAGGAAGCCGAACCATCCGCACCACGGACGGCCTCCTCCCCGGTAGGCTGGGAGGTACCATCCACGCCGCACGAGATCGTGCGTCACCCACACCTTTCGCCGTGTTCCTCCGACGCATGTAGGGATTCGAGCGCGCGCTTGTTCAGGCGCTGCAGCTTCGCCAGCATCTGCACCTGAATCTGCATCAAATCACCCTGCGCGCGAGCGAGAAGCACCTCATCGAACCAGTGCCGAATAAGGGGCGACCCGAGGACGAGCGCCGCCTTTTGCGTCGCGGACGCCGCTTCGAGGAGCTGGCTCTCCGCGTACTCTTCGGGAGCGGAATAGGCGTGCAGGAGCTTGCCGGTCTGCACCTGTTCTCGGATGTTCGACTGATGAGCGTTCGCGACATCAGCGAGCAGGACCTTGCAGGACTGCACATCCTCACGGATGAGCGGCTCGTCAGTGTTCAACGCCTCGATACGATCAGTTGTGCAGGCAGCCTTGCGGGCCTTTTCTTGTCTGTTCATCACGCTGCATCACCCCCGATCAAGGTGCGGGCTGACTGAAACGGCCCCGGCCCGAGGGCTTGGCACTGAGCGTTGAGATCGGCGCCGCAGTAACGGACAGACGACCCGATCTTGATGGCCCGCACGGCACCCGAGGTGCCGAGGCGCTCAACCGTCGCGCGCGACAGGCTGAGGGTCTCCTGCACCTGCGCCGCCGAGTACCAGCGGCCAGCATCGAAAGGTGCTCCCGTGGTCATGCCGCGTCACCCCCAACACCGCCGAGGTCAATGCGACGGGCCTCCAGGATGATCGCCCCGGAGGCCTCATCCTGGATAGCGAAGCCCTCCGACGGAGCTTCGCCTTGACCGTTTGCAGAGATCTGGTCAGCTCGACGCATAAGCTCTGCGACGGTGGTGCCAAGGAAATTGGCGATAGCTGTCAGCTCAGAAACCGAAAAGTCAACGTGTCCGTTAAGTTTTCTCGACAATGTTTGCCTTCCAATGCCGATGCCTCTAGCGACGACGATGAGCGATAGTCCGTGAGCTGCGATCTCTTCGCGGATTGCAGTGGTAATTCCCTTCAAGACTTGCACCTCCTTACCCAATATCCATTTGTCCCGTAATCGGGACATTGGCAAGTATGTCCCCAAACTGGGACATATGCAAGTTGACGGAGGTAGACATGTCGCTAATTTGGGACATACAATGTGGAATATGGGACAGAAGTCACTGGAAATTGGCCATTTTGAAAGACGCATTGTCGCGCTAATCACGTTGGCTAACGCGGCCCAAGGCGGCACTATTCGCTCGCTGTCGGCCGCGTCTGGTGTGTCGCGCGCGCGTCTCGATCGTATCCTCCGTGGGGAGTCATCGATGACCACAACGGATCTACAGAGCATTTCGGACGCTCTTAATCTCGTGCCTTGGAAGCTAGCCTTCGCCGCTGAAACCGGATGCACCTACAAGGAGGTTGAAGAGAGTTTTGAGCCCGACGTGCCCGCCATTATTGCGCCGGTAACGCCGCTTCCCGGCTACGGCGACGATGTTGCCCGTGAGGATCTTCCAGCCTCCTACGCCGCGCTCGACCTCGGCGTCGATCCAGCAGTCGAAGCGCGGGAAGTTGAGGCACGCCAATGACCATCAAGCCACTCAGCCCGCGCGAGGCGGCTCTCCTCGCCACCGCGCACGCCTACGGTGTGACCGTCCACATGGCTGAACTTCCCGGCACCCTACGCGGCCTCTACGACGCCAACACGGGCCGCATCCTCCTCCGCGCAGGCATGAGCGATGGGCAGCGAGTCTCGACGCTCGCACACGAGCTCATCCACGCCCGGCGCGGCGACGCCGGCCACCAGGACCCCACCCACGAAGCTCGCATCGACGAAGAAGCCGCAGGGCTCCTGCTCACTTCTGAGCAGGTCGCCCGCGCCACGGACGACGTCGGCACCGACTCCCGCGACCTCGCCGCCGCGCTCAACACCACGCCTTCCCTTGTTGACGCATGGAAACGCCGCGCCCAAACTCCTTTTCATTCCTGACGCTGCGGGGACCATCAGGGAGAACCCTGAAGGCGCCTCCTCACGGGCGCGGCATTGCTGAGCCCCCCTTGTTTGTCCTATAAATCCTCCCCACAGTGGGGGAATCCACAACACACTCTCTGGAAGGTCCCCGAATGCACATCCCCCCTCCCGGACCGCAGCGCATGCGCTGCAACTCCCTCATCTTCGGCTGGACGCTATTCTTTGTCGGCCTTCTCCTCTTCCCTATCGGCGGCCTCCTGCTCATGGCGGGCGGGGTCGCCCTGCTCGCATACGCGCACAAGCTCAAACGGCGCCTCAACGCCCCAGAGACAGTGCAGGCATTTCCTGCGGCGGGCAGCGTCGTCAACGTCGCCGCGCCTCAACAAGTCACGACAGGGCGCGCACCCTCAGCGCTGGATAAGCCCTTCGGGGACACCTTCCCCATCAGCGTATGGATTGAAGATGCTCCCTTCGCCGACCAAGGGCGCGTCAGCTTGTACGTGATGGACAAGCACAAAGCTGCCATCCATCGCATCGTCCGAGCGGACGCCTCCTTCATCCCTCAGGGGAACAGCGGCAGCGGCGCTGTCGTCACGTGGGGCACCCTCGTTCCCGAGCCCACAAACAGGCACGACCCCGACGCCGTGAAAGTCGAAGTCGATGGACAATCCGTCGGCTACCTCGCCCTGGACTGGAAGTACTACGCCCACGAAACTCTCGCAGCAGCGCGCGGGATCCCCGTCGTCGTCCCCCTCGTCGTGCGCTGGTGGGGTCCCCACGGCGAATCCGTCTGGATACACGACTCCCTAGAAGACGCCGTCTCTTTCGCCACCTGGCTGCACAAACAGGACGCGAAGTGAACGCCCCCGCATTCCCCATTGGCGTGGCGCTCAGGTGGCGCAGAACCCACGCATGAGGGGAAGACCCGCACGATTACAAGGGTCTGGTTCGATTCCCCCCATCTCCACACATCCCAACCCCGGGCTTCCGTTGTGAACTGCGCCCCGTAAGTTGGACGCGTTTAATGGTAGTCGTTATGCGGCTTCCTGTAGGGCCTGATCCCGGTATTCTGCCGGGGTCAGGCCCT